TGCCTGATTATGCATATTATTCTAATCTTTCAGATGGATTCAGGTGGAGAGACATCTATCCCTATGGATTCATAGATAATGAAGGGGTTGGAGTTGATTATCCATTCATGAACGGAAAACATTATCCTTTTAAAGATATAATATTTAGAATTATACCAGAAGGAACCAATGTTGATAACTTAGATGTAATTTCAGATCCTATTATAGATGAGTGTGAATAAATATAAAATATTATTACCCGAGAACAACAAATATTTAGATATCCCTTTGGAAATGAATTGGGATTTTTTAGGTAGAGATGATTCAATTCAGACTTATCAAAATGAGATTCTCAAAGACATTATAGGTAATGCTAATGACTTTGAAATATTACAATTTACCCATAAAGAATATATAGATAGTTCTGGATATAAAAAAAGTGCGGTAAATTATGAATTTTATTTTTATGACAATTCAAATCCCGTTACAAGTCCAGTAGTGACACCAGCAAATTGGATTAATAGTTATTTGGATGAAGGGTTTACCACCCAAGAAGTCTATTATTACTCGAATTCGTTTACGAAATCATTTTTTAAATTAGATTTTTATGATACACCACAAGACCAAACCCAAAAGAATTATTTTACAATTATATTACCTGTTCAACAAGGTTTTACACAGAGCGTATCAATATCTCCAGTGTTTCCCCTGGTAGACATAAAAAAACCAAAATTTCAATTAGACTTTATTGGTGACAAAGAGGGATTTAACATTTATTGGTTAAGAAAAAAAGATTATGTCGATATCAGTACTTTTTATATGAGTGCAAAATTCTTTAATGCAAAGACCGGTGAATATGTAAAAATGACAAATACACCGCAACCCTCTATAGGAAACCTTTTTACTTTTAATCCAGAAGATTACTTTTATTATAAAGTAAATTTAGATTATCCCAAGTTCAATTATGAAGTATTAACAACTTCCACTCCAAATATTGTAATTGGATTGGATGGGGGATTACCCATAAGATGGTATGAATATATAAATCCTTAATAAAGTGGAAGAACAAAGATATTATTTTAAGATTTCTCCGGAAAATATAATTGGTGATATTTTTCAGGTCACGTATGTTGGTGGAGTTGATGTAAAATCAATTATAGATCCCTGTTGTTCTACAACAGCATTTACCTCGACAACAATAACAGGTATCACAGGTGTATATTCGGGAATGTCTCAAGTCTTATCTGGAGGAACAAACGGTAATTCATTACTTACGGGACTGACTGTTCCAATAGTATTAACTCAAGTTGCAACCGACATTGGATACTACTCACTTTTTGATGGTGCTATTCTACAAAAAGATGTTATAACAAATTTTGTTTTCTCGGGATTAACAGGAACTCCTTATACATACTTTGTATTGAATAGTTCAGATACGGAGTTCAAAAAGTTTTTGAGTTTGACGACATTTACTATTGATTGGGGTGATGGTACTGCACTACAAACAATAACTGGAAATTTACCCATTTCTCACACCTATCCCGTAACATCACAAACTTATCAAATTACTTTAAAGGCAAATTCACCATGGGGAATTTCCACGGTAACAAAAACCATAACAATACCCTACACAAATGTTACAATAAGTAACCCAAATGGGACGGCAACATTCCAACCAGCAGGAGGTAGTTGGTCGGCAACATCATTTAGTTATGATTATATTTACACAGGAGACTCTAATACAAACATAAATGATTATTACAGTTCGAATTATACAACAGTACCCTTTTTGGTTACAGGTTACACACAAAGTCAAGTTAATGATCTAAAACAATATGGACCAGCATCATCCCTTTACGCGAGTAAATTTAAAGTCGGTGTCCCAGTTACTGGTAGTTCTGGTACTATTGGTGTTTTCTGGGGACCAGATCCAACAGGATCCTACACAGCATATACTATAAATAATATTGATTATTATGATTATGTGGATGGAACAACTATTTTCATTGTTAGTTCATCAGGTTATACTTCAGATAATATAATATTATCGGCAATCACAAAAAATGAGGCATTACTAAATGTAATTGATGAGGCTGAAATTTTAAGTAGTGTTTTTGTCGAAAGGGGTAAAAACTCGGCATATGAGAGTGTCCAAAGATTGGGTGAAGTGGATACATTGGGGGATTTACAAAAATACGGTTATGGTTTTTTTAATATAGAAAAACAGTGAAATTAGGTATTTATAAAAATAAACAAGAAAAAATTAGAAATAAGTGGCAACAGGTAATTACGGAACTATAAGAAGTGCTGATGTCAGTCCAGATGATGTTGAAATCATCTTGAATTATACACCATCAAGAGATGAAACAAATAATTTTGTATTAACAAAATTAAATGCAAGTCAAATTTTGAGACCATACTTCCATAACAATCAAACAGGTGGAAACGCTAATGTTGAGGTATTAGGTGGTTTATATAACCTACAATTACCGGCAGACAGATTTAACCAACTTGGTATTTATACACTTTATATAAGACCTGCTGAAATTAGAACTAGAATAACTGATTGTGGTATTTTATCGGCTCTTCCGAATGTGAAAGGAATTGTTATTGACATAAACAATGTTCCATCACAATACCGTAATAAGTTTATAAATCAAGGTTTAGTGGGATTCAGAGTTGAGTATCTGAATCCTGATGGGTCGAAAATACCTAATTTTTTTAGAATTGTTACTTCCTCATTTTATTGTGAACCAGTGATTGAAAATTTAACAAACACATCTCAGAAGGCAATCAGATACAGATATGTGGAAACCTCATCAAATTTAATGTTTTGTACTCTATCACCATCTTCATCTCCTACTAATAAACCAAACGCAACACCTTTCATTGGACAACCAGATCAAAACATAATAATTACTAATACCTTTTTCAACCCCACCACAGTTGAGGTTGAAATTGTTGATCAGGATATTTCCACACTTGCAATTGCACTTTATGGTAATCAAACTAAGTCGATGGACGATGGAATTTATACAATCTATGACTCTAACAATAACATTTACAAACAATACAATTTATATGAAATTAGGGGTCAATTTAATGATCTTCTTTATGAAGTGAGACAAGATAGGGGATCTAATATTGATTTCAGTAAAAACTTTACAAATATTACAGGATAATGGCGTTGACAACTTATAAATGTCCTCCACAACCAGCGGCAGGATCAGGAACATTCTCGAACAATCTAGTTGGGTTACAATTAGTTGATGGGGGAGGACTGACCCAAGCCAATTTTCAATTTACAACCAACATAACTCAAAAACAGAATAGAAACTTTATAATTGGTTCGTTCTCAGATCCCATTTCATTGAGGTCTATGAATCTTGAAAACGTCGAAGAGACTAGGATGATCTTGGCAAAAAATTATAAAGTTTACCCGAATTATGATTTGTCAGAAATTACAAACATTACGATGTTTGGTTCACTTGTCAAAAGAATATCAGTTTCGGTCGAAAAGATTATTAATTATTTCCCAGCGGCATTAGAATCTAAAAATTTATCGTCAAGTTTTTTGACTACAGAAACGGCATCCAACATATCATTTGATCCAGTAGAAAATGAAACTTATTTGGAAATACCAATTACCGCACTACAAAATCCGTTTGGTATCGATTTTACAACTAATGCAACCAGAAACCTTTCATTAAGGGAAAATCCTGTCTCGGGTCTTAGGAATTTTACAACTCAGAATTTGAAATATTCTTTGTTTATTTTTGACCAAGAATATAGAGTGGTTGATTACGTACAATTCCAAGATGGAGACACAAGTCTTAAGTTATATGTGAATGGAAATCCATTTAGTGGTCAAGGTATAAGTTATGATAATTTTATTGTTAGACCCCAAGATTTGTATGTAAACAAAGTGTTCAGTGAGGATTTTGATACTGTAGAAAATTTTTTATTAAATAGGACTGTAGTTCCAAAGTATTCCTCAAATTTTACAGTACCAATAGAAACCGAGGCCGGAACATATGTTTATAGTGACAAAATTATAACATTTCCACTCAATGGTATTTGGAACCTCGACATATTTACAGTAAAATTTACTAATTATCTTAATGATTTAAATTCAGTTGCAATCAATTTAGATGAGTATAAAACTAATTTAATTGTTAGATTTTTGACTGCAGAAGCAATCAAAGAATTTGACACTCCTGATCAAAAAATACAGAAGGTTCTACAAATCTATGGTAGAAGTTTCGATGAAACCAAACAATTTATTGGGGCATTGGCCAATATGACTTCAGTTCATTACAACGTACAAAATGATATACCATCACAACTACTTAAAAATTTGGCACAAACCCTAGGATGGACAATTAATATTTCACCAATCACAAATGACCAATTATTAAACTCGGTTTTTATAAATGGATCCAATCAATTTACTGGTTTACCACAAGGACAAACTCCGGAAGAATTGAACTATCAATTTTATAGAAACCTAATTATGAATTCCGCATTCCTGTTTAAATCAAAAGGGACTAGAAAATCAATAGAAACTTTATTAAGAATGGTAGGAGCACCAGAAGCAATTACTGAGTTTAATGAACATGTTTATTTGGCCGATCAGAAAGTTAACATGAGTCAGTTTGATTCACAGTTTATAAATTTGAGTGGGGGAACCTGGGTTCAAAATTTACCAGTTTTAGAGATTGGAAATATCTTTTCTATTTACGGTGTACAATATACAGGATACACTACAGCACAAATTATTCAAAATGTAACAACAACCTTAATAGACTATCCGGTGGATATAGATGGATTCCCAAGTATGCCACTTGAAACCGAAAGTTTCTTTTTTCAAATTGGAG